TTTGCTTTAGTAGTTTTTAAAGCATCAACAATCATAAATGCCGAATCTAGTTGACCACCAGGAGTGTTAAGGTGAATATGAAAATACTCTGCTTCTGAAGCATTACGTAGTAAGTAACAAAGTTCATTATATAATGATGGTTCGTCAATTACATCGGTAATATAGGCATGAGTAACGTTTTTTTGGGTAATGATCGGTACGTCTAGATCCCAACATCTAGTAACGCCTTTAGGTAATTCAAATTCTAGGTTCATTAGAGTCCTTATAGGTTAGTTGACGGAGACGTTCTTGACAAATATGAATGATTTTTTCATAGTCAAGAGAACGGGAGTCCGTAGATTTAGTGCGTAATACACGCTTTATAATATCGTGGTCCCATGAAGTAAGTTCTGGGTAATCTAGCCAGATACTCCATGGTTGTATTGTGTGTTCACTATAGTTGGAAGAACCTGCATTTGAAGATCGAATGTCATTATCTAGTAAACCTAGGTACTCTAAACGATCTATTTGCGTGTTTACAGTACTTCCTGCTGAACTAAAATAGGCTAAAATTGTTTCATCATCAGCATACTCGCCAGTAAGATCAAAGTGTAATGATCTCATGCTAGGTGTAACTGTCATGATTTCTTTGAACCGGCAGCGATAATAAATATACTAAGAATAGCAATGAGCACAAATACTATAGGGATCCAAACTGGGGAAAGAACCCACCACCAGGACCATAAAATGTATCCTGTGAGTTTGAGTCCAATAAATAGGACCGTTAAAAGTGACGTAAATAAATTAAGTGATATTGTCATATGTTATCCTGAGCATGCTTCACATTCAGTACGGTCTACTTCATATGTAGCTTCTGTATTGAGACTGTGAATATAGTATAATGAAAAAATCCATGGATCTAGAAACGCTTTATGGTGTAGTCTCGATATCTCTTGTTCTGTAGCTTCCATTGGAAAATAAAGGTTAAGAGATTGACCTTGTGCGCGGTTACCCATCACTTCTTGACGATGAGACGCCATAAGAATCACTAGATCCTGGTTGATTTCAAACGCAGTTTTGAAGACTTTTTTTTCATGATCGGAAAGCCAATCTTCACCTTGTACAGAGCCCTGTGCTTCTGCAATACGTGTCATAGTAGTTTCATTGTATTGTCCACGTTCTTTCATAATAGGTAATAACACTGGATTAATACGATATACCGTACCACCTGCCGTATCTTGTTCAAATACATTGGAAAATACAAGGTTTATACCTTCTGAAATACCACCCTGAATAGTTGAAGTAGACTTAGTAGGTGGTAATGCAATTAAATGAGAAAAACGTTCTCCGTAGCCTTTCATCCACTCTGGCTCACCAACTTCTTTAGCTAGAAATTTGGATGCAACTAAAGCTTGATCAGCCAAGTGTTTAAAAAATTGTCGATTAAACTGGATAGACTGCATGTCGCCATAAATCCATGATTTCTGTTGATAATATGTAGATAAACCAAGTACTCCAAGTCCAATAGCTCGTGATTTTTCCGTAAAAGCTATAACACGTTCAAATCCAGGTTCTTGTTTTGCTTTTTCTAACATATCAGAAATCACAGCATCTAAAAAGATAGTTGCTATCTGAATTGCGTAAGTATCTTTCCATTCGTCATATTTTGATATGTTCATTGAGGAAAGCACACAAGTAAAAGAATGTTCCTCGTCGTTCATAAGAAGTATTTCGGAACAAAGATTTGAATGGCTAACTTTGAAACCACGGTCTTTATACATTTGTGGACGATTACGATTGACTTTGTCAAGGAATAAATAGTAACCTTTCCCTTTTGTCATTTTAGTTTTCATGGCACGCTTCCAAAGACGATCTGCTTCTTTTGGATCACGTGTAAAAAGCTCATTGTAATCATCAGTAATGTTCCACCCGATATTCCAATCTTTATCATCTGCAATCAGTTGATCAAAAAATTCGTCACTATCGGGATTCATGATATCTAGATACATGCCCGCAGAACCACGTCTGTTGTTCGTTGTATTCAGCGTATGTCGTTAATACACGCTCGCTTATTAAGCTGCTTACACTCTCATGCAAGACTAGATCATATCTTCACCTCCAGCGTTACCTGCTGAGGGACTACCGTTTCGAACTCACTTGAGCCCTACTCCCCTATGGGATGATCGTTGAACGTTAAAAATAGTTAAATGTGTTTCCAGGTTCTACCTGAAAGTATAGAATAAACAACATGTTTTGATATGCCAAGTTCTTTATATATGTACGCTGGTGCTTTGCCTACGTATTGATACTTTATTTTTTTAGCTATGTCTTCTGTAATAGTAGAAGAGTGTATTTTTTCTCCACTCGGCCTAACAACTTCGTAATCTATGCTACGTATAGGACCGCCTACCCGTTTATACGTTTTACCAGTCTTAATACGACTTATATTAGATACATCACAAAAGTAACTCTTTGCTATATCTTTATCAGGTCTATTATCATTTCTAATAGATAATATATCTTCTTCCGTAAACTGTGTAGACCCAAAAACTTTTACATCTTTGGTAGTGCCCTGTATATTTTTGTAAGTAGAACCATTCTTAATGTTGGTAATTACGTTAGTACTTACATCATAATCTTTAGCTATGATTCTGTGAAGACGAGAATCCTCACGAATAGCAAGTACCTGTTCGGGGTTTAATTTAGATCGTGGATTTTTATGTCCGTTAAAATCTGGATTATTTCCAACTTTTACCATATGTTTCATGTTATCTGAATATGAGCACCATTCTAAGTTAGTTGCTGCGTTATCAGATCGTACACAATTTAAGTGATTTACTATCGTATTTTGAGTAGGATTAGTATTTGGTATAAAATACAAAGCTACTAATCGATGTACTGCAAAAGTTTTCCCTTTACCTTCTTTAAATAGAGTAATATTGATATACCCTGTTTTATTCGGTGTAGAATGCTTTAATTCATTAGTTGTTATATTACGAACACGTCCTAAGTCTGATACTTCGTAATTAGGGTGTGTTTTTATTGTTTTCCATTGTTCCATTTAACTATCTTCCTTCGCTGCTGATTGCGCATAGCTTTTCACTTGTTCATCACCTTACGGTTATAGAAAAGATTAACTGCGGTTTCCAGCAATTAGATAGTTTATAATAACATAAGTTTCCTTATGTACGGCTTATGTAAGAAGTTTTTCTTACGTTAACCTTGCGAGACTTTTTTCATTTTATGCACTACATCTTCTGCAAAGTCCCATGGTCCGTTTGCCTGACCACCACGCGAGATTGGTGCACCACGTTGTCTAATACGATCAAGTCCGACTGAACAACCATAACCACGTTGGGTAAGTTGAGCTAATTCCGTAAGAGCAAGTTCAAAAGAACGTATAGAATCGCCAACGTATGTACCGCTACAGGCTATAGGATGTCCACGGTCGTTGCCCATATTAGTAAGTACTGGAGTGGATGGTGATAACCAACCATTCCACATAACATTAAAAAATGCATCAAACCATGAGTCATATCCAAATTTTGCCGGTAAAGGTGCTTTTGTAAGCTCTGCTGCTCGCTTCGCAATACGAGTATACATATCACGTGGAGTTTCTGCAGTATTAAGATATTGTTTATTTACAAGTAATTGGTACGAAGCAGTAGAAACCCATGAAGGCGACAGTCCGATAGACTGTAACCGTTTACGTTCATGTGAAAGCTTTTCATACTGATTAATCATGATTGCTCTCAATAAAAGGTTGTCTACTAAAAGATTCTTCTTTCCATGTGCGGCTATATTGATTCGTAACTCCATCAAAAAAGTCATGATTTTTAATTGACTTTGAACCGCGATAAAACCAGTCGGCTATAGAAGTATCTGTAACGTCGTACGGAAAATCATCTAGTGCCAATAATTGGCATACAGAGTTACTACGAGCACGAATAAATGATTTTAACTGTGAGCCAGTAACTCCATTAATTGGTGTATCTGCTGTAAACGTGTAATCAATGACTGAATCTTCATGTGCTACTACTTCAGCAATAAGTTTATTTATATTGTCAGTAAGTTTTTGTTTATCTATTGATGGTTGTTTTTGTGCAGCATCTTCAGATAAAAGAACTCTAAATAAGTAAGCAGCAAATTCTCCGTGAAGCTGTTCATCTCTAACTACAAAATCTACACCAGTAACAGTGTTTTTAATGAAATTATTTCCGTTAGCTTGAAAAGATTTTAACATTGCAAAATTACTAAATAAAAGAACTTGTTCAATCATAGCTACTGTTGCTAATGATAAAGCTTTATCAGCGTTCAAATTACGTGTAATACTAGATAAAAACTCAAGTTTTTCTTTTAAAACTTTGATTGTTGCCTGATTTCTAGCAATATCTTCCGGATCAATATGAAGTTCGTCAGACATTTTTTGATAAAAAAATGCATGAACCGCTTTTTCCATACGTTCAATTTCAACGCATGCTCCATCAATCTCAGAATGTGGAAACCATGATGCGATCTGTCCCCATACATTCCCAACTTTTTGTTCAATTTCTACAAATAATTGTAGAGTAATTGTAACTAAGTTTAGTTGGTCATTAGAGAGATTATTTTTATAGTCTTGTCTATCATCGGCTACAGGTATTTCCTGTGCAGTCCAACCTACGTCTTGCTGACGTTCACGAATTGTATTTGCAGTAGGATAAATATATTTACCGAATAATGGATTAGATGTTTCAATTGGTAATGTCAAGTTACCTCCTTATAAGTGTGTTTTGTATAATGAGCTATGGCTAATGCATCACAGCGACCATCTAGGAGGCCACCACGTGGTCCTAAAAGTGGAGCATTCGGATATAGGGCAGAGATCGCATCATAGACTCCCTGCTTGCCGGATTTTGGTACAACACCACAGAACTTCTGCCAACGTTGAGGTGATACTAGATTATATGGGATTGCAAGGGTCTGCAACATCCCCTCTAGTTCACCTAGTCGCTGACCGAAGCTAAAGACGGATTTCACTCCCTGTCCAGTACGAGAAAAGACGTGTTCTATTGATGTAGAAAGTATGTCATCTGACATAGGAATGTGGTCGATGTATCCTTGTAGTTTAGCAGACTTAAAGTCGATAAACTCCGGTACGTCGTCTCGGAGGATGCACATACAGCCGTTAGCGCCAGGATCTATTCCAACGAAATTAGACACCAGCTACAGTAGCTTTAAGAGCTGCAGATGGAGCAAACTTAATCACTTGCTTAGCAGGAGAACTGAAAGGTTTACCCGTAAGTGCGTTTGTACCTGAACGTGCTGCTTGCGTAGCTGCTTTAAATCCACCAAATGGTTGACCTAGGTATACTTCATTCCCATTAACAACTTCCATTGTAATAATTGTTAATAATTCGTCAAGTACGTCAGATGCTGCTGCATTTGATCCAAGACGTTCATGTAATGCTAATCTAGAGATTAGTTCTTGTTTTGTAAGTTTAGCCATATAGGCTCCTTTGTATGTAAATAATGGACTTATATCTGTAAGAAGGCCATGATTAGATAAGAAGCTCTGCGTGTGCTTCTTGAAATCGTTGAAGTCGTGAATAACTAGCGCAATAACATCTTTGGTATCTACGCTGATCTTTCCGAGAATGGTTGTGAATTTCATTTCGCAGTCCTTGAGAAACGTATTGATGCCACATTGATAAATCCCATTTTAACAACTGGATAGTAGCTAAAGGGTCAACCTTAATGCCGTTCGAACTGTATGCCATATTTCTGTGCCCCTTTCGTTTGACAATATGTGCAAGTGACTCCACATATCTCGGTATCTGACGGGCATATAGGGATATCTAGACGTAGGTTTGGTCTACGATCATAGTTCAGTCCACCGTGCATCATAGAATCTATAATAACGACGTTCGGTAGTGACATAAGTTCGGTAAACTCGAAATCTTTTATACGTTTCGTAAAAGCGTAAAAGTTAAAATCAGGTAATCTAGTAGCTATGGCTAGCCATTTTTCAATATATTCCTGTGAGTAGAATTCTCCACTTTCATGTATGCGTACTGCTCTAGCAGATCGACGGGATGAAGAGAGTTCGGTAACTACTAGATCAACAAAGTCATCTTGTAAAGAAGCGTCGTAACGAGCTTCGCGGTATGGAATAACAGTATTAGGGAAGCGAATCTGTGCCTTCAAGGCATAGCAACCTGGACATTCTCTACCACAGATTTTTTTAGATACTGGAAGATTAAAAATGTATTGCTGTTTTAATTTTGAGTTTTCATATTTAAGTAATTTCATATAAATAATTCCGGATGTTGAGTTGATATGGGCGAGACAGCGACTAATTCATAATCATATCGTGGTAATTGTAACCTACGACCTGAATATGATTTTAGTATAGCGTCATTATTGGGGCTGATAGATAAAATAGTTCCTATTTCAAGACGAGTATTTGATTGTGCTCCGGTAGTATAGACGACTTTGTCACCAACGTGGAGCGGTACTCCAAATAAATCTTTCATAAATATTCCTATATAAATAATTCTGGGTAAAGCTCCAGTGCTTCTGGACATAATTTAGCAATTTCACTATTCGTATAGGGTAACTTAGCTCGAGAATCTCCGAAAGGAGCATCATATATGATAAAGTTATTGTACATATCTAAATGAGT